AGCAACCACTACAACAGCAACTAACGTTACTGGTGGTGCCGCTGGTTCAATCGTTTACCAAACAGGTTCTGCTACTACAAGCACTCTTGGTCTTGGTACATCAGGCCATGTCCTTGTTGCAGGCGCATCTGCTCCTGTATGGACAAAAAAGAAGCATGTTGAAACCCTTTCTACATCGGCTACGTCATATGCCATTGCACATGGTTTAGGAACAAACGATGTAATAGTCAATGTTTATGAAGTGTCTTCTGGAGAAGTTGTCTACGCTGACATTACTAATGTAAACGATGGTTCGGCTGTACCTACAACTACTGTAAACTTTGCGGCAGCACCAACTGCTAACCAATACCGAGTAGTAATCTTGGCTTAGGGTAGCCCTGTGCTACCTTAGTAGAGGACTATTATGGCTAACTTTCTCAAATCTTTATTTGTCAAGGGTGTTGAGATTGACCCTGCTGGTGCTGCCAGCGACCAAGTACTTAAATACAACGGAACTAAGTTTGTTCCTGGTACTGCTTCTACTGTTGGTTCTATTGATGACCTTTCAGACGTTGCGGTTACATCCCCTGTAACTAACCAAGTTTTAATGTACAACGGAACATTATGGACAAATGCTTCTGCTAGTGGTGCTACTAGTGCAAGTATTAGTATTGCAGATACTCCTCCATCATCTCCATCTATTGGCGCTTTTTGGTTTGAATCAGACACTGGTAAAACATTTATTTACTACGATTCTGCTTGGGTAGAAATGATTGGTGGTGGTTCTGGCTCTGTTCAAGAAACAACACTTACAACTAATAGCGCTACAACAATTACTAGATTTGATAAGACAGCCATGAGAAGCGGTGAATTCCTTATTCAAGTTACTCAAGGGTCAAAATACACCGTGTCAAAGATTCTACTAATTCATAACGGAACTACGCCAACCCTTGCCGAGTATGGTGTTATTGAGTTAGGAACTACACGTATTCCCTTAACAATCTCTACTTCTATTAGTGGTTCTGACGTTCTTGTACAAGCAACCGTTACAGATGCTGGAACAACCAGCGCATACGTTAAAGTTATTTCTAGTTTGGTAGGATTATAAAATGTTAATTCAAATTTTTGGTTGGACACTTTCAACAACAGGGCTAGGTGCACAAACGCAAGAAGAACTTGCTCAGGCACTTCGTGAAATGCGTGATGTTCTTCTGAAAGAATCAGACTGGACACAAATGCCAGACTGCCCTCTTTCTGAGGAAATTAAAAACGATTGGCGCATCTGGAGACAAGAGATGCGAGATATCACATCTACTGTTTCTTATCCTCTTGAAAACACCATTCAACTACCAGTAACCCCAGAATCGGGTCGTCCTGCATCGTGGGCTAACTGGGATTTGAGTAGTGCTACTAATTTGTGGACAATCAAGCCTGACCCTGTTTCAACGGACGGAGAGTAAAAATGGCAAGAACAAGATTTACAGTCAAAGAAGGCATATCTGTTGCTGACGACAATGTTGTTGGTGGTTACCCCTTAATTCCAGTCGGCGGATTAATGCCATACGCTGGAGCAACTTCGCCAGAAGGATGGCTTCTCTGCAACGGAGCAGCAGTAAGCAGAACAACTTATGCAAACTTGTTTGCACTGATAGGAACAACATACGGCAGTGGGGATGGTACAACTACTTTTAATGTTCCTGACATGCGTAGTCGTATGCCAATCGGCGCTGGTTCTGGAACTGGTCTAACAACAAGAGCGCTTGCAGCAACTGGTGGTGCAGAAAGTGTTGTTATTGCCTCAAGTAACCTTCCTACACATGTCCACTCTGTAGACCCACCCAATACGACCTCAACTGGGGTAAGTGCTAACCATAGCCATGGTGTTGACCCCCCAAACACTGGTTCAGGTGGACACAGTGCCGACCACAGTCATGGGACTGGAACTGGTAGTGCCGACCACGAGCACAGGCTGTATTTTGTAACAGATGCTGGTAGCGGTACTGCCAGAGCACGTGTTTCCGCATCAGGGACTAGTCTTTCAAACACTGGCATTACAAATTTTGCAGGGGCTGACCACACCCACTTTACTGGGGCTACTTCAGCGAACCACATACACTATACAGATATTGGCGCTTTTGACACAGGTGGGCACAGCGTTGACCATACCCACAACACCAATATTGACCCTTTTAATTCAGGTGACGGTGGATTTGCAAACACCGCACTTGGTTTAATGAACCCATTTTTAGCAATCAACTACATCATTAAGTACTAACCATGGCTATTGACTTTCCAAACTCTCCAAACACAAACGACCTTTATACCGCTTCTGGTAAAACGTGGAAGTGGGATGGAGAAAAATGGGTTGTCATCTACACAGACCTTACGGGTCCACCAGGGCCAACTGGCGCTACTGGCGCTACTGGCGCTACTGGAGCAACTGGTGCCACGGGTGCACAAGGTATTCAGGGTATTCAGGGAGAAACTGGCGCTACTGGTCCACAGGGAGCAACTGGAGAAACTGGAGCGACAGGCGCAACAGGTCCTATTGGAGACTTTACTACAGCACAAGTAGTCAATACACAAACGGGAACAACATACACATTGTTGACAGCAGACTTAGGAAAGATGGTTACATTAAGCAACGCTTCGGCTGTGACTGTAACTGTTGGCACCTCACTTGGATTAACTGCTGGTCAAAGCATTGATTTATTAAGCCTTGGGGTTGGTCAAGTAACAGTTGCGGCTGGTGGTGCAACACTTGTTGGTACGCCTGGATTGAAATTACGAGCACAATATTCAGGTGCGGCTTTGTTTTGTATTGGCTCTAACAGTTATGTCCTTATTGGCGATTTGAGCGCATAATGCCAATCCGCCGTGGGTTTTTTGGTGGTGCGGTAACTATTGTAGCCCCTACGCTAACTATTGGTGCTGTTACTAACTTTAACCAAGACCGAGCCACTTTTAATGCAACAGTAGCCCCTAACAACGAAACTACAAGCGTTAAGTTTCAATACAGCACTAACGGTTCAACTTGGACAGATGGCGCAACTCTCACAGGTATTACTGGTGGAAGTCAATCCGTTTATTCAAACCAAACGGGTCTTGCTGTTGGCACCCTTTATTATGTTCGTGCAATAGCAACTAACTCTGTTGGCTCTACAACGTCTTCTAATACAACGTTTACTACTTGGAGTTTGAAGACATACCTTAATACCTCCGCAGGTTCATACACAGTATCTGTTCCATCCATAACACCAACTGGTGGTTCAGCAATAGCCCCAACTATCTATGAAATGCTTATATACGGCGGTGGCGGTGGTGCAAACTACGCAGGTGGAGGTGGCGGTGGCTACAGACTTGCTGCTTCTAAAGTATCTTCGGCTACTGCAACACAGAACATTACAGGAACTATAGGTGGCGGTGGCGGTGGCGGAAACGGTGGCGGAGGCACGGGTGGCGCAGGCGCAGGCGGTTCTTCAACTTTAGTTATTGGTGACACAACCTATACAGCAACTGGTGGTGGCGCTGGCGCACACCCTGGTGCTAGTGGTGCCCCAAGTGGTACTGGTGGTTCCTCTGGTTCTGGAGATAACACTTCAAAGGCTGGTGGAAGCAATACCTATGGCTACACGTATGTTTCAGGTTACAACCAATGGACTGACGCTTCATGTGGTTGTGCTTCAACAGACAAATATGGTAACTGTACTGCATACAACTCTTGTAATAACCCTAATAGTCCTATCTATACAACAGATGCTGGTTATTATGCAGGCGGTGGCGGTGGCGGAACTGATGCTGTAGGAGCAAATGCTGCTACACAAGGAAGTGCAAATCATAATGGTGGCGCAGGTGGCGCAGGTGGAGGGGCATATGGTCTAAACGGAGGTAACGGTGGTGGTGGTCGTGGAACACAAAGCACTGGTGCTAACGGCTCCGTTGTTGCTGGTGGTGTTGTTGTAGGCACAGGTGGACAGGGTTGGTATGGTGCTGGTGTTGCGGGCGGTGTAACGTTCAAGTACTATGGACCATAAAGGAACAACATGATTCAAACACAACCATTCAATATTGATGTCTTGTCTACGCACAAGGTCTTTTTTCTATTAGAGCATTTACCAAAAAACACAACGGAAGTTGATATTTGGATTCAAACCCCAATTGGATATGAAAGCGTTGACTTTGTTGACGTTTTTGTAATGCAGGATGGTTCGCTACTAGCCGCATGGAAACATCCACTTCAAAAACTACCTCTTCAAAACCTTGTGGCATTTGGGGATGGTGTCACACAAGTGTTAAACCTCTACCCAGTAGAACGCATAATTGACTTGTATGACCGTCCTGTGGACGCAACTTCTGGAACGTTTATTTTCTCTGGGTCAGGTGTTATTGACGGTGCTGATTGGCGTTGTGATAATGGGTATTACGGTCCAAAAAGCCTTTATGTAGAAGAACTAGACAGTTCACTGATTAACAGTCTTGCCGAAATTGTTGCCTATGAGCCATTCATGTCTGTGGCAGGTCTCGGACATATTATGTATGTGGAATCTAATACTCAAAATAAACCAGAATTGGCTGACTTGGCTGTTAACAAATTAAACAACTCTATTGCTCCAGTTGTGGGTCGCACCTTTCAAGAAGTTTTACGCCTTATTTATGAATGGGCTGTTCTTGCCGATGAGCCTTTTAACAGCACTGAAAATGTGGCTGTTACTGCTAAAAACTACATGGGAACACTTCGCTTTACAGAGGATGAAATAGACCTAATCAAGGAACTTACCCCCATGCAAATTAGTAAGTTCATCAGTGGAAGCACTGAGGCACGTGTCCGTCCTGACAACATCACGCCCCTTAGTGCTGGCATTTCAAACATCTTGTTTAAGAGGATGGCATCTAGTTCATTGAGTTTCATCATTTCTCGCAACCCTGCTATTTGGGATTACGAAGAAGTACACCAGAGAGAACTGGCTGAACTTCAAGAAGGTATCTTGCGGTTTAGGGAATACTATGGAGTACCTTCATACGTAGAACTTACTGAGGTTTCCCGTGTTATGGACTTTGCTGAGATTCAGGCTCCTAAGCAGTTGTCGTATGTCCACAACCAACTTCGCCATTTTGCTAACAAAAAAACGGTTTTGAATGCATTATAAATATGTATACTTACAACATAACAAAGGAGCCTTAAATGGAACTACAAACTGACGACCTTATCAATGGCCTACTTGAAGAAGTAAAACGCCTTACCCTTGAAAACATCGCTTACAAGGCAGCATTACAGAAACTCCAAGTAGCCCCAAGTACTGATAACGAAGAGTAAATGCACAGTCCACACCCAATTCATAGAGCACTTGTTACTTACTCAAATAAGAACACAGGAGAAATCCGTATAAAAATCCCAGCATTGTTGGGTTCTGGCTCCGAAGTATCTATTTCATACATTGGGCGTAAAGCACCATGGGCTGTACCAATAGCAGGTGACCAAATTGTAGTTACTGCTGATGATGAAAATTTAACTAATATTTTTTGGTTACAAACAGACTCTTATGTTCCCCAACACCCAACTGGCTCTATAACAGCCTTTGCTGGTTCTTCTGCACCAACTAGTTGGTTGTTGTGTTATGGACAAACACTTGTTCGTGCTACTTATCCTGATTTGTTTGCAGTTATAGGAACTACTTACAACACTGGCGGTGAGGCAGGAACAGACTTCCGACTTCCCGACCTTAGAGGTCGCACAGTTGCTGGTATTGACAATATGGGTGGCACAGATGCTGGTCGTCTGGACATTGCCAATAGTTCAGGAACAGTTGTTGGGTCACAGTATGTGACATTGACAAGTGCTGAAATGCCTAGCCATACACATATACAGAACTCACACAACCATAATCAAAACGCCCATGGTCACGACCTTGGTCCTGGACAATCTTTTGGTATGTCAGGAACCAACTTTGGAGGTGGAAATTCTGG